GTGTATTCAAAGAGATAATATGCTACCTAGAGCGATGAAGAAAGGAGAAACAATATTTATAACCAAAGGTGAAATTCACCGTGTATTAAAAGGTACAACCGATTTAAAAATAAAAATAAATGGATAACTTTGATTTAAAAAAATATCTAGCAGAAGGAAAATTAAACGAACAACTAGATTTAAGTAGCCGAGAATACTCAGCTAAAAAATTATTTGCTTTAATTGCTCGTGATTTAAAATTTTCTTCAAGAGTACAAGATAATGAAATGTTAGATGCTGATGAAGCACTTGAAATTATGAGAAAAGTAATTGAAATTGAAGGTACAGAATCATCACCAGAAGCGGCATTAGGTGAATATATATCCAACGGAGAATTATAAAAATAAAAATAAAATGGACAACTTTGATTTAAGAAAATATTTAGCTGAAGGTCGGTTATTAAAAGAAGATGTATCTCCAAGATTCATAAAAAAATATCTTACACTACCTCCACCTGATGAGGATTTTAAAAACAATGATGATTATTTGAAGTATTTTGAAATTGAAGATATAGAATCATACAGTGATAGAGATAAAGCTATACTTATATTTCTAGATGATCAACACGGAATTTCGTTATCTGATAAATTAGCAAAAGGTATTAAAGGCCTTTCATCGGCTGATATAGTTAAATACTTTCAAGATAGAGATTATGAGTATATGAACTATGGTGTAATGAAAAGACAATTAGGTGTTCCTGTAGTTACAGCATTGACATGGGATGAAACAGGAGGACCTCTTGGAGCAGACAGCGCTTTTTATTACAGCACTAAAGATAAAAGAAAGTTAAATAAAATATGGAGAACAAAATACCCAGAACTTGATATTCCTAAGTGGAATGAAAGTTTTGATAACTATGACACAAGAAAGAAGGTAGCACAAGAATTAGAGGACTACTATCGTGATCAAGCAAGAAAGCAAAAAGGAGTAGATTTAGAGGTACCTTATGAAGAGTATGCTGATATGTACGTTCAAGCCTTAAAAGATGAAGGAGCAATAAAATAAAAACAAATGGATAATTTTAATATAAGTAAATTTTTTAAAAACCAATATTTAGCAGAGGGTTCATGTGGTTATACACCAGATGGTAAACCAAGATCTAAACCAGCAGGACCAGATTTACAAAATGAAGGTGTTGAAAAACGAATGTTTACATTTTTAGATGGTTTAAGAGATTCAGGTGTAACTAATATGTTTGGAGCTGGTCCTTATTTAGAAGATGAATTTGGTCTAGATAAAAGAGAAGCAAGAGAAATATTAGTCAAATGGATGAGAAGTTTTGATGAGCCAAAAGATGAAATTGATAGAGATAGAATCTTTATGAAAGGTAGAGTTGATGAGTTTGTTGGTGGTGCATTAGAAAAAAGAAATGAACCTTTATATGATAAATTAGTACCTGGATCAGGTAATTCTGAATTTCTTGAAGGTGAAATATTAAGAGCAATTAATAGAATTATTTATCGTTATTATAATGATGGTGATTTCTTTTATAAAGGATATGGAGCTGAAACAGCAGGTCCTGCTCATTCATTTTTAACTAATTCAAGAGAAATTCCATTAGAATTACAATCTACATTAACAAGCATATTTAATAAAGCAATCGATGCACCAGAAGATGGTTATGAAAGATTACTTAAATTAGCTTTAGAAAAAGTATTAGATTATATTGAAGATAAAGCTGGTAATTACACTGAATCAAATGAAGATATGTTTAATTATGATTCTGAATTCCAAGATGAAGAAGATTATGAGGATGATTATGATGATTATGGTGATGAGTATGAAGAAGATGATGATTATTATCAATAATGCCTAAGAAAAGGAAATTAAACAGTAAGAATCCCAAATATTTGCCAGTTGATGAAACTGATAAGCCAGTAATTAAAGAAAGAAAGTTGATAAGAAAAGGAAAAGGTTTTAAAGTCTACGCTGTATTTTTAGATCATTAATTCCGAAACTCTATTAATAGTGGTAGAGTAATTTAATCAAACAAAATGAAATTTATATTATCAATACTATTGAGCGCACTCTGCTTAATTAGTACAGGACAAACTATTGTCTCAACAACCCCAGAAAATAAAAATGCTATATTAGAAGAATTTACAGGTATTTACTGTGTATTTTGTCCAGATGGACACTCAATAGCAAATAATCTAAAATATTCTTACCCAAATGATTTATTTTTATTAAATCTACATACAGGAGGGTATGCTATACCAAGTAGCCCAAATGATCCTGATTTTACAATACCAGAAAATGATAGTATTGCTACTTTATCAAATTTAGCTGGCTATCCAGCAGGAACAGTTAATAGATATCAATTTCCAATGACTCAAGGTGGAGGTACTGCTATGAGTAGAGGTGATTGGGCAGATGCTGTTCAAGATATAATTTCTCAACCTTCATATTTAAATGTTGGTATATTAGCAGAACATGATACTTTAACTGATTATATTAATATTACAGCTGAAGTTTATTATACAGATTCATTACCAATAGATGGATTTGGTTTTCAACCAATAAATTATTTAAATATAGTATTAACACAAGATAGTGTATTAGGACCTCAAACAGGTGGTTCACAATATAATCCTGGAGCTATTGTTCCTGGCCCTTGGCAACCAACTTACTCACATCAACATATGGTAAGAGAGTATATCACTGGTCAATGGGGTGTACCTTTAAATAATACACTTGTATATCCTGGTGATTTATTTACAAATACTTTTACTTATGCTATTCCAAATAACATTAATGATATAATATTTGATGTTAATAATATTAAAGTTGTTGCGTTTGTTACTGAAAGTCAATTGGGAGATATTGTAACAGGTGAAGGTTGTAATGTTACTCTACCAATTCCACCACCAGTATCTGTAGTAGAAGCATTACCTGCTATAAATGGTGGTGAAATTTATGATATTTTTGGAAGAATTGTAAAAAATACACAAAAGAATACACTTTACATCAAAAATGGTGCAAAGTTTATGATATTTTAATAAGTTCTTTAAAGACTTGCGCGAAGGGATTTGGTTTAGCCAGATCCCTTTCGTATATTTACGACATAAATAAGGCAAGAAGCCGGAAAACAAAATTAAAAATAAAGGTTATGCAAAAAGATAAATTAAAGTATCAAGAGTTATTAAATAGAGAATGGGATATGTTTAGTGGTCATAATGATGATCTAATTACATTTGACGAATATCTTGAATTCAATAAAGTTGCTTCAGCAATTGAAGAAATTTTTGCCCAAAAACATAGTGAAGATACAGTTAGAGAGTGGAGAGAAGAAAATGTTCAAAATGATGTTTGTGCATATTCAGGATTACCTTCACCATCAAGTTATGCAAATGAGAAAATTGAAGTTCCTTGTTCTGCTGAGTTAGATTTACAAATGTATAACGAAAGTATTTAATATGGAGACATTAAGAGGATTCGTAAATGAAATGCGTTCTACTAGTAGTAGTACGCAAAAAGTCGCAATTATAGCGCATAGTGATGCGTTTATACACAAGGTATTGGAATATACATATAACCCCTTCAAACAATATTTTGTTACAAGTAAAACGTGTAGGAAGAATTCCGGGTTATTTAAAAAGAATACCTATCAAACAGTATTTCAGTTGTTAGATGATTTAAGTAGTAGGAAAATTACAGGACATGATGCAATTGCTGCTGTAAATGGTTTTCTTATAGCTACCTGTGATAGTGTTAGACATGAAGAATTAATTTATAATATTATAGATAAAGATCTTAAAATTAGAGCAGGAGATAAGGTTATTAATAAAGCAGTTCCTGGTTTAATTCCTACATTTTCAGTTGCTTTAGCACAAGAATATAAGGATAAATGTGATTGGAATGATGATTGGTATGCTTCTAGAAAATTAGATGGTGTTAGATGTTTAGCTGTAGTTGATTTTAATGGTAAATGTACACTTTATTCTAGAATGGGTAAAGAGTTAACTACATTAAATAAGGTAAAAGAAGCTATTGAAGCAACTAATATTATTAATACTGTATTTGATGGTGAGATTTGTTTAATGGATGAAAACGGAAATGAAGATTTTCAAGGTGTAATGAAACAATTAAGAAGAAAAGATCACCAAATTGAAAATCCAATTTTTATGATATTCGATATGATTCATAAACCAGATTTTGATAATTGTAAAGGAGATGAAATAT